GATACCGTTGTGAACTGCACGGGCAGCCATGTCAACGCCTTGGGGCAACAACAAGTCAGCGGTCGCAAATGTGATCGCATCTTTGTGGTAAACCAAGTTTTGAGCGTATTGGCTAGATGCTGCGCCAACGAACACGACAGCAGCGCCAGAAGCGGGGAAGCTGTCCACAGTTGCCAAAGCATTTGCAGAAGTGTAGATAGGAGCAACAGTGATGTTACCTTCGCCGCTTGAACCCAAAGTCACGTTTGCAGTAGCAACGAACTGGAACAAAGAGCCGGTAGATTCACGAGTCTGTGGGTTGACAGCATAGCAGCCAGCCACGGTGAACACATCGCCAATCTTCACAGTGCCAGCGTTACCAGCGCCAGTGATAGCGATAGTTGTAGCGCCTTGTGTAGACACAGAAGCAGACAAAGTGCCGCCAGTAGCAGTGCGTGAGCCAGTTGTGAACTGCTTGATAGACTGAGACATGTTGACTTCGTCAAAGCCCAACACACCAGTGCCCATCATGCCGTTCTTGAACTGCTTGCTGATGGTGTCTGTAGGATTGAACAAACCCTTCATGCCTTCGACCAAACCAGCGTTAGCGGCTGGGTTGACGGTGGCGTAACGGGGGTTCATCACAGCGGCGTTTTCGTTCAGCTTCTGCTGGGCTTGGAGCAAGACCAAAGAAGTAGAAGGAGTTGTGCCAGGTGTGCCGACAGAGTTACCGATGTTGAGGTAAGCGTTAGCCACATCAGCATCAATAGAAGATGCCAACTGGCTGATACGAGGCTTCAACACACGCTCTGCGAAGTCATCCAATTGCATGGTCAATTCAGCAGATGTGAAGTTGACGCCGATGTGCTTTTGGCTGGCAACGGTCAAAGTGGTGAACTGTTCGTTGTCGTCTTGAACTTGCAAGGCAGCACCGTCAGTCACCAAAGCGCGGTCGGGTAAACGAATACGCAGTGTGGAGCCAATTTTGGCGCCTTCAACAGCGAAAGAATCGTCATATTGACGGTTCACGTTACGGGTGAGAACAAGGTTGTTCTCCAAGATCTCAAGGGCTTTCCTTGTGATCATGTCAATCGTCAGAATACTATTAGACATTTTAAATCCTTAAAAAAAAGTTAGCGGAGACGCTGTTGGGCTTCCCACTTTTTCATCTGTCTGGCACGTTCGGCTTCAATCCACTGCGAATCAGTCATGGTCTTGGTAGACCGTGGATCCGTGGTGTCATAGGCCGACACTCCTGCGGAGCGTGCTGTGACGGGTGAAATCGGCGGGGGAGCCGACGTTGTTTTCTTGACGGGAGGGTTAGAGTCCAATTTGGCCTCAATCTTCCCAATCTCTTTTGCCTGCAAAAATGGCGATAAACGAGCGATACGTTCCGCTTCTTTGATATTGGTTCCAAGGTAGTAGGCTACATCGGGGCCAATCTCAGAGTTTTGGATCGTCTCGGCCATCACGCTTGTAATTGGCACTTTAGGGTTGTAGGCGACTTGTTCAAAGTCGTCATACTTGTCCCGCGCTGCTTCTTCACGGTCGTGATACTGCTCTAAGACTTGGGCATGCTGCTTGGCCGCTTCGCGTTTGGCGATCAGTTCTTCTGCCTTTTGCAAGGTCAGTGCATCGGGGGTGTCCTCTGCATACTGTTCGATTGGCGCTGGCTGCGTTTGCTTAGCTGCCTGATCTCTTTCCCATTTGCGCTGTTCTCTTGCGAGGCGCTTGCCGATCATCGCGTCGATTTCAGCTTGAGAGTATTTTTTCTCTTCAGCCTGTTCGGGTTGACTTTCAGCGACTTCCGGCGCATTTTCTACAACTTCAGGAGTGGCCGTCACTTCCGTCGTTGGCACGGAGTCTACTTCCGCTAGGGCTTGGACTTCTTCAGTCATGTGTTTGAATCCTGAGATTCCCTGGTGAACCGCGCCAGTACGGTTTAAATTGTATCTGCTCCATTGTCAGATGCAACAATTATTTCGATCGGGGCTTCGACTTGTGGTGGCTTTGCCTCAACACGGGCAGTGTATACCACACCATCCTCTAAATATGGCTCACAGCCAACAAGCATTTCAGTTGCGCCATCATAGGGCTTGCTGTTAACAATCTTGTAGCAGTCGTGGTCTGCGTAGAACTCTTCGTTCAAACCAGCGGCAGAAAATGATGTCTGCGGGAACATTGTCCAGTAGTCGTCGATCACAAGCTGGCCGTCAATCAGTTTTGCAATTTTCATATTGTTTGCCTTTAATTGTTTGGGAAAGCCGCAGTTGGCGCTGTAAAGTTGGATGTGTATCTAGCCACGCCTTTGGTAATGCGTAAATCGTCTATGTAGCCTGTCAAAGTATTAGCCAACCCTCGGTCAACACCAATTACAAAATTATCTGTACTTAATACATTAAATGCCGCAGATGAAGTACCACTTCCATTTGCAACACCATTTAAATAGTGCGTGATAGTAGAGCCAGACCTAACAACTGCAACATGATTCCATTGTGAAGAAGGAATAGTGTTTGTAGTTTGCAAAGAAAATCCAGTTCCAGTTTCAAAATATAACCTATTTGTGGTTGAATAAAAAACAAACGCCCAGCCTGAAGTTGGAGCAGCTCCGATATTAGAGTTAGCACAAGAAACTATGCCCCCGTAATTTCCATGTGCCGTCCAATATAGCCAACACTCAATAGTAAAATCGCCTTGCAATGAGGCTAAAGGTGTAGTAACAGTTCTTAAGTAATCACCAGTCCCATCAAAGTACATCGATCCAGTACCAAACTTCTTAACGCTTGTAGAAATCTGTGCGTTACCCACAGTTTCTAAGTCGTTCATCATGGCGTTGTCTAAGATGCCAGCGTTAGTGAAGTTTGTCAGCAATGATGTGTTTGTGATTGCTGTCAGAGGTGCTGATGGCGGTGTAAATGCAGATGTATAAACGGCAGAACCTTTAACAAATCTAACATCTGACATATAGCCATTTAAAGAATTAAAACCAGTAACAAAAGCAATAGTTCCAACAACAGTAGATGAAAATGTTGTTGAGTTTGTTGCTGATGCGCTTTGAACGCCATTTAGAAAAATACGAACAGTTGTGCCACTTCTAGTAAACGCAACATGAGTCCAAGCATTTAATGGAATTGCTGTAGCGCTAACCGCAATCTCAAAATTTCCAGAATACCCAATAGAGACAGTTCCATTAGAATTTATATAAGTTACAACTCCAGCAGTTGAGTTTGAAGCGTAAATATGAGCGTATTGAGATGGCAATGCTAACGGGTAAATCCAAGCCTCAATACAAAAATCACCACCTTGAGGACTAAGAGCCGAATTGTTTGGCAAACTTAAATAATCACCACTACCATCAAAGTACCCAGAGCCACCAATCACGCTTGTGGAGTAGGCAGATGTAGGGCTAAATGGGCTAAAGCGTTGGACGCTTGGTGAGCCACTTATTGTTATTGTGTAAGGACTTGCGCTGTTATCAATAAACCGATTAGATTGGCATATAAGCAATGAAGTATTTGTAATTGCTGTTAATGGTGTTGTAGGCGGTGTAAATGATGTTGTATAAAGTGCAGTACCTTTTATAAATCTAAAATTACTAACATAAGCATTAAAGTTTGCAGAATTTGAAAATCCATTACCAGCAATCATTGGGCGGTTTGTTCCGCAAACATAATTATTAGAGTCTGTATATGTTGACCCAATTTGCGTACCATTTAAAAATAACTTGGTGCTTGTTCCAGAACGACACAAAGCTATATGATACCAAGTTCCAACTGTTACAGTGCCACCTGTAATTCTGTCAGAAGAACTAACATAATAAGCTAAAGTTCCAGAGCTTACATATAAATTTGGATATGCTCCATTAGTTGAACTTGGTCGCATATCAAGCAAATTTCCACTAGATACACTATTAAAATTAACCCAACATTCAATTGTAAAATCACCAGTGCCAAAAGCTAAATTAGTGCTACCAGCAACTGTTTCATAACTTGAACCATTAAAGTAATTTGACCAATTACTACCATAAGGACTGAATGTGCCTTGAGTTGTATTGCCGTTGCGGGTGATCGTAAAGTTGTTTGTGGACGAATCTAAAAAAGTATTGTTCTGAGCGCCATTAGTCCCATCGCCATGCAACAACATGGTCACATATTTAAAGTACGGATCAAGCGTCTGAAATGCGCGTTGGGCCGCCGCACGAAGCATGTGATGAAGCATTAAGCAACTCCAACGTATGCAGCATAAATTGTGCTGCCAACTTTCCACATTTCAATGATGGTGTAGCCCGAAGTGGCCAGCGTTGGAGCCGAGCCAGTTGCTGTTGCACCCACCCATGTAGGATTTACGGTTGACCAGGTAATTGCATAAGCCGAGCCGTCGTCAATCATCAAAGTCACAGACTGACCAGCCGTAAAGTTGGTCGCTGCTGGTGTGCGGTTAGCACCCAAAGTGATGGTCTGAATACCACCGTTGGCAGGGTTGATCTCAAAGCCCGCGCCATCAGTAATGGCGTAAACAGTCTCTTTTGTGCCTGTGATGGTCTTGTTTGTAAATGTCTCAGTACCAGCCAATGTGGCCAAAGTGCCAGTGGTCGGGAAAGTGACATTGGTCGCGCCGGTCAAAGTTCTGGTGTACGCAAAGTTACCAGACGATGTGACCGTGGCAGACGCATCGTTGGCCACGCCCGTGCCGCCAGATGCAGGCGACAAGGTGGCAGACAAGCCTGCCGCAGTGCCAGAAGTGTTCTGGTTAAAAGTTGGCCAAGTGAATGTGCCAGTGCTGAAGTCGCCTGATGTCGGTGTACCCAAAACTGGAGTCACCAAGCTGGGGCTGATTGACAACACAGTTGAGCCAGTGCCTGTGCTGGTTGTAACGCCAGTACCGCCATTGGCAACAGGCAGTGTGCCAGTCACGCCGGTGGTCAAAGGCAAACCAGTTAAGTTGGTAGCCGTACCGCTTGCGGGTGTGCCAAGAATGGGGCTAACAAGTGTTGGGCTGCTAGACAGCACCACATTACCAGAGCCAGTGCTAGTGGTCACGCCCGTGCCGCCGTTGGCCACAGCCAAAGTGCCAGCCAAAGTGATCGTGCCAGCCGCAGTGATGGGGCCGCCAGAAGTTGTCAAACCCGTTGTGCCGCCAGACACTGCCACGCTAGTGACTGTGCCAGAGCCGCCAGCGGCAATCCACTCAGCGTCAGTTGCGCCAACATTAACCGCCAAAACTTTGCCAGCGTTGCCGCTGTAAGACGGCAAAATGTTGCCGCGAGCCTGAGAAGCGCTAGATGCGCCCGTGCCGCCATAGGACAGACCGACTTCCGTGCCTTTCCAGACACCAACAGTCACCTCGCCTGAGTCGTTGATCACGACACCAGAGTTCTGGATGATCTTGCCAGTTGTGCTGTCAAAACGAGCAACAGCGTTGTCGGTGCTTGACGCTGGGCCAGTCACATCACCACCGCCACCACCGCCAGAAGCGTTGATGGTCTGGTTTGGCCATGTGCCTGAGATGGTGACATTAGTTCCGGCCACCAAGGCTGGCGTTGCTGTGCCTGTACCACCGTTTGCGACTGGAAGTAGGCCAGTCACGCCAGTAGAAAGTGGCAGGCCTGTCAAATTTGTTGCAGTACCGCTAGAAGGCGTACCCAAAGCGCCGCCGTTGGTCAAGTAAGAACCAGCAGGCTGCTTGTTGTTAAATGTGTTCCAGTCGGTCGATGCCAAGTAGCCGTTTGTTGACGCGCTGGCCGCAGCCATGCTGATGTTGGGTGTTGAGCCACCACTAGACACCACAGGGGCAGTGGCTGTCACATCAGTAACTGAGCCAGCAGTTGAGTTAATTGTCTGGTTAGGCCAAGTGCCAGAGATAGTGACATTGGTTCCAGCCACTAAAGCGGGTGTCGTTGTGCCAGTGCCGCCATGGTTGACAGGCAACACGCCAGTGGCCTGCGCAACAGGCACAAATGTGGCGTTGGTCAGATTGATCGCGGTAGGTGTACCCAAGTTGGCCGCAGTAAGCAGGCCGTCTACAGTGACTTTCTTGGTCGCTCCACTTTGAACAAGGGGGATCTGCTCAGTGCCTGCCAGCGGCGTGGTGGCCGATGGCAGCGCGGATATTTTAACGTCTGCCAAGATATACCCCTTTATTCAAATGAAATGGTCGCGCTGACCGTTCCGCTAATTACAACATAGATGCCTTTGTTGGTATACAGGCCGTTGAAAAAGTTGTGATTAGTGTTAGCCGTTGGCGTGAAAGTCGCCAAGATCACGGGGTCAGATGTGCTAGACGCCGCTGAGTCATACACCGTGATGGTAGGTGTGCTAGATGCGCTGCTCACAAAAATGCCGATCAGTTTGCCTGGTGCTGGCTTAATTTGAGTGCTGGCTGAAATGGCTGCGTAGTTAGACATATAAGTCCCTTCAGATTGGATTTTTAACTAAAACCAGAATAAACATCGACGAGCAAGCATTGTTGTTTGAACTGCCAATCGCCGTCGCTTCAAGTGTTGTTTTTTCTGGGATCATCAATGGATACTCAAACACATAGTCTGCCACACCATTGTTAAGGCTTGTGATCGCCGCAGTGCGCCGAATGTTGTCAACACCACGGCTAAGTAGCCTGCCTTGCACCTGATTTGAGCCACCAGCTTGACCAGCCGAGAACAAACCCTGAGACACATACGCCGTATACCCCGCAGGGATGGTGTAACTGCCAGTCGTTGTGTTGTTGTAATCAAACTTGATGATGTCGTAGGTGGTCGCAGGCACACCAGCAGTCACAGTGCCTGTGCCAATGTAGATGTCGCCTTCAGCGCCGTTGCTAGACCCTGCTGTAGCCACATAAGCGTAGTTGACACGCAAAAATGACGCAGACATTGTCACAGCCGTCTGGCCATTGAGCGTGACAGTCTCTGTGATTTCGTTGTACTGTGAGTCCAAGCCTTGCACAACCACAGTGCGAGCGCCAGTGCCTGCGGCGGTGTCGTTTGCACTGGTTGAACTGACCGTCATCTGAAGTGCTGATGCAGGAAAAGTGACCAGGCTTGGCAGTGGCCACACCGATACTTGAGTCGTGTCTACATCTGGATTAAACCCAAACACAACAACGCTTCGGTGGCCTTGAATCTGGCCACGGGCAACTTGAAGCGTAAATTCTTCATTCTTGCCGTACTGCGTTTGGGAAATGTAGGGTGTGGTCATGCCAAGAACTTCAGTTTGTACAGCGTGGTCAAATACAGTTCAATAATGTTGTCAATCAACTGTTGCAAAGACGAATCTGTCTTTGGTACGACATCATATCTTGCCGCCTCTAGGTCGGCAAGTTGGCTTTCCAAAAATTCAATGATGTTGTTGGTTTTCTTGGCTGAATGCAGTGTGATGGGGCCAATCAAACCATGACGGCCTTGATAGGCCTCGGCAAATGCGTCAGCGTGGTCAATGATTTCGTCATAAAACGTGCCAAGCGCTGAATGTTTGCTGAAACTGCGCGTGTTCAAATGAACACTGTGCGCCACATCTCTGGCCAAAAACAGTTGACCTATAAATTCTGCTGCGTTCATTGTTGCATTCCTTGTTCAGGTTCTTCAAGCACTTCAGGCATCTGGTTGATCATGCCCTGCGACTCCAAAGCCGCAGCGACCACGCCCATGGCGATGTCTTGAATCTGCTCTTCAGTCATGCCAGCCTGCACGGCGCTGATGCGCTGTGTCTCAGCCTGATAGGCCTTGATCTCAGCTTCGTAAGACTTGATGTCCAAGTCGCGTGCTTCCATGGACTGCTGGACATTCTGAAGCATGCTGTGCATCTGCTCCATCTCAGCGGCCATGGCCTGCATCTGCATTTCAGCGGCTTGCAGGGCGGGTGACTTGTCGCTGTCTTCCATGAGTTTAGGATCAATGGTCTTGGCAAAGCGCTTGGACATCTCTTGTGCGCCTGGCCAATCCATGTTCTTAACAAACAAGTCGCCAGCCACTTGCCACAACTGTGGGTTGCCCTGAAGCAGTTGAGCCATGGCTTCTAAGGCTTCTTGGCGCTTGGTTGCGTAGCCTGGGCCCGTTGTAGCCACTACGTCATATTTACCAACGCCAGGGTTGTAAATCTTCTCAATCACGATCTCAGGGTTCTCCATGTCGCGGATCTCGCGCACGGGCTCTTCCTGCTCTGGATTGATCTTGACCATCTTGGTTTCGCCATCTTCACCAATGATGCGAGCGATACGCTGGGTGTCGTAAATCTTAGGGATTAGGTCAACCAGTTGACGGGCCACATGGCGAACTGCGCGGGTCAAGTTGTCGCCGTAGTGGTATGTGCCCACATCACCTTCGCGCTGGCGTGCAAGGATCGCTTTACCGCTGCGCTCGTTGCTTCCCATGCCGAGTGATGCGTTGTATTGCCCTGTTGTGGACTTGATGTCCTCAGATGCGCCAGCTTTGGCTTGCAACAAGCCCGTAGAAGCCATTGGCGGCTGCGCACGCTGGGGTAGTGGCAACACCGCGCCTTGACCGTCTGTAACGTCAGGATTGACCTCTAAATAAGGCCAATTGTTCGTGTTTGCCGTCTTCCACTTGTCCTCATAGCCCTCAAACTGGCCGCCGTAACCAATAAACGGTGCTTTAGGGGCCAAAGCCAGCATTTCAGCTTCTTGCGACACCCAATAGTTGTACATGCGCTGGGCATCTTTGGCGTTTCTGACCAAACCAGAGACATATAGTCTACCGTCGACCTCGAACTCGTTGCCGACCACACGAATCACGGGAATCCACTGGCCTGCCCACTCTTTTTCTTCCAAGATTTCGTAGCCGTTGATCTTGCAATATTTCACACGGCGGCGTTCAGAAATGCGGCTGCGCTTAGGTTTACCGTAAACCATTCTGAGTTGCTTGTCTTCAGGCGTACCCTCAAATGCGGTTTGACCGCCGGGGTACATGTTCAGTGTCGCCTTGTCGTAGTCGATATAGTAGTAGCCAGCAATGCGAACCGTGTCTTCATTGAGCCAGTTGCTGATCGACTGATCACCCACGCCAAGCGACTGAAGTGTTGAGATAGGCGCAGCGTCGGGATATTGACGCTCATATTCAGCTTTTGTAAGGTCTTCGGTGATAAAACACCACTTGGCATCTGCGCCCGTGGGGTCTTGGATCAAAGGATCCATGTAGACCGAGAATGAGTTGCGGATGCGGCCAATCTTGATGTCTTGGTCAAATGTGGCAGGGTCGCAGTATTCGGTGTATAGCGTGATGTAACCCTCGCCGTAGGCGACTTGGTTTTCACATGCTGTGTCGTAGGCCACATCAGCGTCAGAGATGTACTCAATGTGGCGAATCATGCCGTTGAAAATCTCAGCCACTTGCACATCAGCGTTGTCATCTACGGGGATGACCTTGGCGCCAGGCCTGTTTTGACGCATGTCATTCGTCACTTGACGGACATGCTGCGGCAATTTGTTAATGGTCAGTGTCGGGCGTGCGTTGATCGTCTGACCCTGCACCGCGCCGCGAGTAGCCAAAACGTCGGCGGGCCACTGCCAATGGTTGTCAGGTGAGCCAGCATAAAAGCGCAGATCGTCAATCTCGTCTTCACGACTCTCAGCCAGCGCAGAGACAGCCATGTCCAGCCGCGCGCGAGCAACGGTCAATATGTCAGAGTCACTCTTTAGAGGTTTGCCGCCGGCAGCTACATTAGCTGCTGCGACTATGCCGGTTGGGTCTGCCATATTACTTCTTCTTCGCTGGTGGGGCCGCGCGTTTGACAGAATACGCAATCGCAACGGCCTGTTTGACGGGTTTGCCAGATTTTACTTCAGCGGCGACGTTTTTGCGGAAGGCTTCGGGTGATTTTGACTTGACAAGTGGCATGATCACTTCTTCTTTGCTGTTTTGGCGGATTCT